ACTGGACCCAGCCCGGGCCCGAGGTGGCGGCCACGGTGACGCTGGTCGTGGTCGAGGTGAGGTCCGCGGCGAGGACGCTGCCGTCAGTGTCGATCCGGGCTGTCGTGGTGTCGAGGTAGCCGATCATGTTGTACGGGCTCGCGGGAGCACAGGTGAACGTCAGCCTGTGCTGGAAATGGTTGATCGACTCGGAGAACCCCAAGACGAGTTGGTCGATCGTGTCCCCACCCAGCCAGGACGGAGGGTTGATGACCTGCACCCGGTCGCCCATCCGCAGGCCGAGGATCGCCCGCCGCATGTCCGGAGTGATGCTCGGGTGCGAGAGGTTCACGCTGATCTGCGGGTATCTGGCTTCGTCCACTGTGCCCAAGTGGACGCGCCATGCGGCCTGGTCCAGCAGCGTCGGCGTGTCCGAGGCGGCCAGGTTCAGGGCGAGTGCCGAGTTCGCGTTGGGCCCGTACGCTCCGACCCCGGCCGGCGGGGGCGCCGTCGACAGAGGGCCGGCAGTCTCCTCATAGGTTGCGGTCACGCCGCCCACGCTGATGGTGACCCGGTTGGCGAGGTACCGGTCGTCCTCCACCGGGGTGGGGACCTCGGACAAGTTGAACCCGCTGTAGTTCAGCACCAAGGCCGGGTCCTGGTTGTACAGGCTGGCCCGAGTCCGGTAGCCGAGGCCGAGCGCGGCCAGGTTCTCGTACAGCAGCCCGTCGTCGGCGAGGACGGCTTCCTGCATCAGGGCGAGAGGGTTCTGCTTGCTCTGCGCGCCGAGTGCCACTGTGTCGTCGAGGTCGCCGACCCAGTCGAAGGGAAGCGCGTTCTCGCCGCACAGCCGCTGAATGCGGCGGCCCGCGGTCTCTCCGATCGGGTTGAGGCGTACTCCGAGCGCGCCCACCGCTGTGATCGTGTTCTCTACGGTGACATGCCCGATGGCGACTCCAGGCAGGTACTGGGTGCCAGCCGGGCCAGCTGTGGCACGAGCCGCGGGACCGAACTGCACCTTGACCACGCGGGAGAGCTGGGTCACGTTCTGGGTGTCGGTGACGCTCGACGTCGCCCCGGTGTTGATGTCCGTGATCCGCACCGTTCGGGTGATCGCCGTCCCGGACTCCTGCAACTCGACGGACACGTACATCTGACGGCCGCGGACATCCAAGGTGTGGGGCAGCTGGATGCCGAGAAACGTGCCGTCGGACGCACACGTGCGCAGCACCAGCGAGTTGGAAGCATCGGTTGTCGAGTAGTACAGCTCCCAGAACTGGGCTGATCCTGCGGAGTAGTCGGTCTGGTCGATCGCGCAGATCACCTTGCCGTCGGACAGCCCGATCGCCGGGATGAAGCACAGGAACCTGACCTGCGTCGCGGTGGGTTCGTCGTAGGCGACGACGCCGCCGGACAGGTAGCTCGCGGTGAGGTCGGGAAGCGGATCCGACGCCCCGAACCCCGAGTAGCTTGCCAGCGTCGGGGTTCCGGAGATCGTCATCCGGGAGCCGCTGACAAGCCCGGACCTGAGCGTCGTCGCATCCGACAGGTCTTCGCACGGCCAGTACGCGACCACGCTGGACGGCAGTGGGCTCGTGATCGCGTTGTAGATCACCGACCGTTCCGGTGCCGGGCCCTGCGCGAGGCGCTGCAAGATTCCGTTCGCGCTCACGTCGACCCACACGTCCGCGCCCGTCGGGTCCCACGATGCCGGCCACTTCGGGATTTCACCCCACAGTCGGTAGCTCTTGCCGCCCATCCCGTCCGGGACCGAGATGCGGAGCGGCTGGTTACGCCCGATCTGCCCGTACCAAGTGCCGTTGGGGTTGCGGGGTGTGAACCGGCCGTCGGGGTTCTTCAGCGGCAGCGTGCCGGTGGCCTGCTCGGTCTGGTTGCCCTCGTCGCGGATGCCCCGGGTGAGGGTGATCCGGCCCTGGTCGTCGCGAACCATCACGTAGGCGGTGATGTCGACCCAGGTGCCGTTGACGAAGAGCTCTACCGTCACCGGGGCCCCGGTGGAGGCTTCCCCGGACGCGCCGAGGGGACCCGCAGCGCCGCCCATGCGGCGCTGCCAGGCCATCGACCGGGCGGCAACACTCCCTGGCATCAGTCACCTACTCATCAAAACAAATCCAGCACGTCATATTTACTGCTGCACCGAACGTCGCGCGTACCCGCAGGAACTTGGAGATCGCGACGATCGGCCGCTCGTCCGGCATCCACTGGTAGACGTAGTTGATGTCCGTGGCCCCCGCCGTGGGCGGCACGAGGTTCGCGTCGAAGGTCCGCGACGCCGTCGTGGTGTTCTCGACGGTCGCCGTGTAGCCGGTGAGGGCAGTCCCGCCGACGCACAGGGACGCTGGGGCGTTCGGGTCCAGCGGCTGGATGCCGCTCGCAACGTGCGCCGTCACGGTCGCGGCGACGTCGGTCTGAATCAGTTCGACCTGCCCAGCCGACCCGGGCACCCCGTCGAGGGTGAACCCCCACGAGATGAGCTGGATCTGCCTGGTGCTCGGGGTCGCGATCTGAAGCATGGTCTTGATCGCCGTGCCGGTGGTGACTTTCTGCTGTGCAGCAGTGGTCGGCATAGGGCCGTTGAAAACGCGGTACCGATGGATCTTGATCACTCCCTCATGCCGGGCGCCCCATCAGGGCGACCTGAACGTTGCCGCCGCGGACGCGGACGAACTCACGCAACTCCCGGGCCAAGAACTCGTCGTAACGGGACGAGCCGCTGGAGCGGATCTCCAACTCCACCCGCACCACGCCACCACCTCCGCCAGCCATGCGGCGCGAGTCCGGTCCCGACCACACGCGGGAGCCGACCGGGAGATCGAGGAGCTCGGGTTCGTGCTCGCCCACCCACGTCAACCCGCCGCGCAGGCCACCCGACGCCGCGGCGCCGACGATGCCGCCCGCAGCTTTGCCCTTGGCTGCCTTCGCGAGGGCCCGTTCCATGACCTTCGCGAGGTTGCTCATGGCTTTTTCCAACTTGTCCTGCTGCTTGGTCAGCGAGTTGACGAGTTTCTGCTGCGCCTTGATCGCAGCCCCGTACACCGCGTCCGCGGTCGTCTTCCCCGCAGACCCTGCGGCCTTCGCGATCTGCCCCTGAAGGCTGTTGATCGACGAGATCTCCGACCCCGAAGCCCCCAGCAGCGCGCCCGCGGTCTCCAGGCCGCCGCCGTTGACACCGGCCTCGGCAATCTGCTGGATCAACCCCTTGTCCAGGCCCTTGCCCTTCAGGCCCTTCAGCGCGTCGGCGAACGCGGTGTCCTTGTCCCGGGACTGGGTGAGGCCGCCCATGATCGAGGCGACGGTGACGGTGCTCCCCGCGGAGACGCCCTGGGTGATGCTCGACGACGACAGGACGTTCGACTTCACCGAGTCGGACAGTTGCGACGCGCTGGTCTTGAGGCTGTCCAGCTTCGACTTCGCGCTGTCGAGGCTGCGGGTGACGTTGTACAGGCTCTTGTCGTACCGGATCAGGCTCTTGCCTACGGAATCCAGCTCCTTGAGCAGGCCCGTTTCTTTCCGCCCGCTGAACGCAGCCTTGATCTGGCCTGCGGCCTCGTTCAACGCCTGCGTCAGACTGCCCAGATCGGCAGGGCTCCCGAGGGACCGCTCGAACGGAGTGGTGTGGTATCCGGCCATCCGGCCGAAGTGGCTGATGCCGAACTGCCCAGACAGCCCGGCGCGGGCGCTCTTCTCCGCCGCGGTGAGACCACCCTTCGCGAAGCGCGGCACCCTGTCCTCGTTGATCGCCTCCAGCATGGACCGGTACTTGGCCGTCTGCCGCTTGTTGACGATGAACTCCCCGCCCATCGCCAACAGCGGCACATCGTCCTCGACACCGGAGCCGCCCGTGATGTGGCCGCCGGTCGCGTACTTCGACACCCCGCCCTGGCCCTGCGCGGGCCGGCCGATCGTGCTGTACTTCGCGATCGTTTCCCGAACGGTCGTGACGGTGACTGTCTTGCTGCGCAGCGCGTTGATCGCCGCTTGGATCGCACGCGCCGCCGCGCTGGCCCGGTCCCGCGCCGACAGGGTGATCGTCTTGTCCTTGAGGCCGTCACGGGCCCGCTGCACCGCGTCGATCGCGGACTTCGCGGGCTTCCCGTTCGCCGAAATGCTGAACCGGCCGTCTGGCAGGCGGGTGACCTTCAGCCCCAGGCCGCGCAGCATCGACACGGCATCGTCGGTGAGCGCGCTGACCTTGACGCTCTTCGCGTTCGGAGTCTTCTTCAGCGCGGACAACACCGAGTCGAGGCCGGCGACCGCGTCCTCGGTCCGCATCTCCAGCTTGGTGGACTTCTTGTCCGGGATCCGCAGGATCTGGTCGGCGAGCTGGCCAGCCTCCGCCTTGGTCAAGCCCATGGCTCGCGCGGACTTGACGAGCTCGGACCGGCCGCGGGAGTAGATCCCGTTGACGGTCTCCCACGACGAGCCGGACTCCCGCGCGGACGTGGCCGCGCCGTCGGTCTTGTCCGCGAGGTCCTGCAACGCGCTGGCCGCGTTCCGGGCCTTCTCGCTGTTGAGGTCGAGGACCCCGTGGCTCATGCTGAGGGCGCCAGCGTTGTCCTTCGCGGCCTTCGACGCCGCATCGATCGCGCCCTCAAATCCGATCATCCCGCCCAAGCCTTGGCGCTGGACATCGTTGAGGGCCTGGATCGCGCCGCGCAGCCCGTCGGCCGACGCCTTCTGGTGTTCCAGCTTCGCGGCCGTGTCCTGAGCCGCCTGCCCGAACAGGCCCTGCGACTGCGCGGTGAGCTTCGCTTCGAGGGCCTGGTCCGCGAGCGCGCTCTTGTAGTCGTCGAGCTTCGACCGCAGTTCCTTGCTGGAGAGCCCCTGCTTTTGCATCGCCTTCGCGATGTCATCGAACGCAACCTTCGCCATGTCGGCGTGGCCGCCCTTGACCATGTTCGCCAGCGACTTGTCGACGGCGTCCAGGTCGGTCTTGGCTTCCTTCACCGGAGTGGAGTCCATGCCGACGAGGCTGGTCAAGAACTGCTGGGTCTTGTCCAGGTTGCTGGGACGGCTCAGGGTGCGCAGGCTGTCCGCCAGGCCGCCCAGATCCTTGCCGTACGAGCGCAGCGCCTCCCCGGACACCTTGCCCGTGCGGCCGAGGTTGCCCAGCGCCGTCGTCATCCGGTCGACGTCCGGAGGGGCCTTCTTCCCCATGTCCGACAGCTTCGAGAACACCACCGCAACCGCAGCAATACCCGCGACGATCACGCCCGCCTTCGCCGCAGTCCCCAGCGACATGAACGCGGCCCGCAGGCCCGCCATGCCGCCGCCCGCCGCAGCAGACGCCGCAGTCAGCCCCGTGATAGCCGTCCGGAGAGAGGTGATGCCCTCAGCGGCCACGCCGATCCCCGCACCCGCCAGCTTGATCAGCTTGAACGCGGCGTACACCTGCATCAGGTTGGCGATCAGCGACGGAGGCACCGCCGCCACAAGCTTCGCGAACGCGTTGACGAGCGACAGCATCCCCGGGCCCGCCTGCGACGCACCCTGAAGCAGGTTGCTGACAGCCTTGGCGACGTTCGTCAGCAGTTCCTTGACGGCCGGTCCCTGCGCTTTGGCGTAGGCGAAGAAGCTCGCGATCGGGCCGGAGGATTTCCCCTCCGACATGATCCGCATGAAGTGGATCGCACCGTCCGTCGCACTCTTCAACGACGAGTTCGCGAAGGTGCCGACCTTCTTCGACAGCGCGTCGAACCCGCTCGTGTTGACCGCGCCGCCCGCGACGGTCACCAGCCGGTCCAACTGCGTCGACGCGCCGCGAGCCATCGGGGTGAGCTTCGGAATGATCTGCCCCAGCACCGCGAAGCTCTTCTCGACCGGAGCCATCGTGAACTTCGCGTTGCTGTCGGAGAACTCGTGGAACGTGTCCCGCAGATTTGAGTACGCGGCAGACGCCCGCTGTGTTGCCGCAGGCATCGACGACAACGAGTCCGCAACGAACTGCTGCGCCGCCATGGCCTGCTTCGACTGAGCCCCGTACTTCGTGACCGCAGCCGTGTACTTGTCCTGCGCGCCGGCCGCGTCCTTCAGGTTCCCGATCTGCGGGATCACCGCAGCGCCGAACGCCGCGACCGCCAGCCCGGCCGCGCCCGCATGCAGGGCGACCGGGGCGAGGGAGGCAGCGACCGGGATCACGGCCGGGGCGAGGGACAGCATCGTCGCCCGCATGTCGACCAATGCCTTATCTGCCTTCGACGACGACTGCTGCACGCTCCCGGCCGCCGTCGCGAACCGGCCGTGCATGTCGCGGAGTCGCCCGTCGACGTCACGGAACCCGGCCGCTGTGCGGTCATCGACCCGCACTGTGATCGTCACGTCATCAGACATTGCCCACCTCCCCTCCTGGCTCCTCGGGTGCCGTGCCGAGCCGCTCGATCGCGATCAGGCGCAGTAGATCCGTGTCCTCCTCGTACAGCTGGCTGGGTAGGCACTTGAACCGGTCGCACAGTCCGAGCACCCACCGCGCCCGTTTCAGCTCGCGAGGCTCTCGGACAGGGGTTCCATCGGAATCGACGGCACCGGGGACTGTTCGCCAGAGGTCGAGCTCTCGGGCAAAGGGTCGGCGTTGTGGACCCCCGTGAGGGTCTGGACGTATGCGTTGTTCATGGCCACGACCAGGTCGTGGTCCACCGACAGCACGCCCTCCTCGGTGGGCGGGACCGGGGCGCCGGTCTCCTCGTCTTCGAGGTTCCAGCTCACGAGGTGGCTGATGAAATTCTTCAGGGAGCCGCCGTTGCCGTCTCCGTCGCCGCCGTCGAGGCCGGTCGCCTCCATGTACTCGCCGAGGGACATGCTGCGGACCTTGGCCTCGGCTCCGTGGTGCTCGTGGCCCGGGGCAAACCGGATGGTGTACGTCTTGACCTTGGTCTTGTAGCCCACGGTCGCGCCGCCTTTCAAAGTGTGTCCGAGTTGACCGCTATGCCCAGGTTGGTACGGTGCCGTCCGCGAGGACGCCGGGCACCGAAGCGGTGAGCTCGCCGGACGCGGACCTCTGCAACGGGTAGTCCGTGTAGAGGACTTCGTTCGCCAGCGTCTTGCCAGCGACGGTGAGCGTCGTGGTCCGGGCGACGGAGGTACTGGGGACGGTCTTGAACACGTCGTGGGCCTGGTTCGCCGTGAAGTTCGCGACGATGTTGAGCGTGATCGAAAAATCCGCGAGGAGCAGGAGCCGCTCGATCGCGGACTTGTCGATACCCGTGACGTCCTGGACGGCGCGCGGGGTCGCGAACTGGAGGTTCGTGACGTCGTTGATGATCGTGCGGACGACGCCGGCCGAGTCATCGACCGAGCACACTGACCATCCGAGCCCTGACTGCTTGGCCATGGTTGGTTATCCCTTCTGTTGCAGGTCGACGATGCGGCCCTGGTTTTCGGTCATGTCCTCAACCCAGTCCGCAGGCCGGGTGTGCTGCCGCTG